TATGTGAGAATATCCGCAATGCTGGCTTTTCCGATGATGTCGCGCCCAACAGAAGTAAGATCTGTCTGTCCGGCTGTATCATTCCCCGTAAAATACGGAAGTTTATCTGAACCAGTAGCCAGACCAGCGAGCGCCGTCAGCGTGGCATCAAGAGTCTGAAAATCCTTACCGAACGCAGCGGACATCTTAGCGATAAAGCCGCTCAGATCACCATCATCGAGTACATCCTGCCCGCTCTTGCTGGCTGTGTACTGTGCCAGTGCTGCAGCGATGAAGCTCGCCTGACGCAGCGCTTTATTTACCTGTGCGCTTGATGCCTTACCCGCAGTAAAACCAGACAGGAGCGCCGGCAGCGCTTCCCAGTCAGACTGCGATGTAACATTAGCACCCTTGCCCGTCGCAAACGGTTTAAAATCATTTTTAGCCATCAGAGTAATGTCCCCCATGAACCAGCATCGAACCCGCTGATATATTCGTTATCCATATCAAACCCAAAAAACCTGTTTCCTTCAGAAGGCGTTTCCACCGAAGGAATTTCAATACTTCCGCCCCATACACCAGCGGCCTTTACCGTCAGATACCCTTGTCGTATCGCAGCAATAAGTTCGAGAGAGACCGCTGAAATATCTGTTTCAGGGAAAACCCAGATACCGATGGTCATATCCTGGTTATCGACGATCTGCATCTTCAGGCCGGAACCGTCCAGAGCGGCGTCAAGAATGGGAGGCAGCGAGTCGTTTCGTCCGTCCCAGTTGTTAATTGCTGTCTTCGTTTTTAGAACGATGCGATAGGTTTCATCGCTCAGCGAGGTATAACCCGAATCCGGATCATATGGCCCCTGCCAGACGCCCTGGTCATATCCGAGTCCGTCAGTGTCCCAGCTGAAATAGACACCGCTTATTGGCTGGCTTACAACCCGGCTTAACCCTATCCACTGGCCGAGAATATCGAGTTGTATTCCTGTCGCATGATCAATATCAAAAGCGTTTATGAGCCCCTTCATTGCGGCTGAGGTTTCAGCTAACGGCCTGGTCACTAAATCGATATGTTCAACGAATTTAGGTTTTGTCGCATGATAGTTGGTGATTAAGTCCGTATATTTGCTCATGCCGCCACCGTAATAATGATATTTTCCGGCTTACAGGAGGCTGATTCGTCGTAAGCAATATTAATATTCGCCGCGGCAACGGTTTCAGGAGATTTACCGATTAGCAACTCCTGAATATCGTAATATCGCGCATTACCACCACTGACGACCCCAAGGTTAGCAGGAGAATAAATCCGGCTCAGCAGTACCTGGTCACCAATCATCAGTCTGTTAATGTAATCCGCAACGGCCTGCTGAATCTGCACACCGATTTGTGAGGTGTACCCGGCAAAAACTTTTAAGGTGATTTTTCCGTAAACAGGGACATCAGTTGGTCGCGAAAAGCTGATTATGTGGGGATTACCATATCTATCCGGTACGGTTACGGATGTTTTTCCCCAGGTTCGGACCCCCTGCCCTTTATTTCCCCGGATGGTCCTGGCTATTTCGGTCACATCACCGCCGTCAACAATGGCCGAGATGGAATGCGGAGGAAGCCCGTTACCGTCAGTCTTTCCTGTATCATTTTCATAGAGCTTGTGGCGCGTCACACCAGCAATATTAGCGATCGCCCCGTCCACACCTTCAAATGGTGTGATGGATGGTATCGCGACACTTTGCCCCTGCCTGATGCGCAGTTCTGCGTCCGTTTCTGCAGGTGCGCCAACGGTGGCCGCCGCCGGGTTGGTTACTGACGTCCAGCCACGGGTCGGTGTATTGATGGTGGTGATAGTCCCGGCCAGGGCCGCAACCGCTCCACTGTTTGAACAGATAGCAGTTACCGTCACGGCGCCATCAACACCAATCACCACTGAAGCAGGAAGACGCCATATCACATTATTAGTGTCTTTCACTGTGCCGTTCATAATGGTTGTTCCTGCGGTGCCAGTAAGCAGTAAATCCACGGTAGAGTTCGTGGCGCCTTTGCGCGCGATACCGTTAATTTTTACGTTACTGGTCAGCGCTGCGCCGTAACCCGTAGCAGGTGAGAAGCAGTTATAGACGGCAATGGCTGTATTATTGGCATCGTGAACAGCAAGCGCCACCAGCGCCACCATCTGGCCGTCTTTGCTGTCCGGCTCCAGATAAGCGTCACTGCCATAAATCTGCTGGAAATAGCTCGTCAGAGTATCGAGTATCGTCTGGTAATCAGGCGCACTGATCCCCTCAGCGGTTACCGTTGCCGATAAGCCGAGTGTGTCCAAATTGAGGGCCATTTATGCCTCGCTGGTTACTGTCGTTGTTCCGTAGATAGTGTCGATTTCAGCGAAGAACTGGACGCGGCGCGTCGAGGTGTTCACTGTCGTATTGAAAGAGAGAATGGATTTAACGCCCCGCGTTTCGAGGATACGCTTGCGGATCGCCAGATTATAGGTTTCCGGCTTTTGCTTACCGAGCACAGACTGAATCCACGGTGTTCCCTCTGTCTTATCGAGGAACCACTGTCCGTACCACAATGCGAATCGTGTTTTCACCGCCTGCGCAACGGCCTCAGGTGAGTTAATCAGCCAGGTATCATCACCACTGCCAAAGGTGTAATCGCCGTCTGTGTCTTCGCGTCGGTATCGCATGTCTGACCTCCTTATTCACCACCATCGGACAGCACCAATCAGGATCGAAAGCCCGAAAAGGAAAAATACAATCCATATAAGCAGGAATTTCCAGTTGGGTAATTTTTCGCCCATAACTCGCAACTCCATTATCAGTTTGCTAAAATCAATCACATGTTCTCCCTTGCCATCCTCAAGGTGTAGAAAGTAAAAAGCCCCGAAGTGTTAGCGCACCCGGGGCTTTTGTCTGGTTGGTAGTTTTTAATTTGGCGCGCCAGTATTCCCGCCACCCGTCTGCACGCCGCCATGAGTATGCGTCATCAGGCTCTTACCGCCAGCCGTTACATCGTTTGCCACCGTGACAGGACCGAGCATCGTTGCGCTACCGCCGCCCTCACCCATCCCCTGCGACAGGTTGCCGTTAATGGTTACGTCACCGTTTAGCGTAATGGTGGGTGATGTGATCGTGGTTCCGCCTTCTGCAGTAGCCGTCAGCGCGCCGGGGGTTTTAACCGTAACGTTATGCCCTGCGGCCACTTCCACAAAAGCAGCCCCATCATCTGTACGCAGCTGCGCGGCGCTGGTGCTGATACCGCTGATTTTCTGCGCTTGCGACTGCGGCCCTACGATACAGAACGCATCCGATAAATCATGCACCCGATCGTCGACAGGCTCCTGTACCCCGCCGTTCTGCCACCAGAAATCGATGCAGCGATCGGCAAAAATCACCAGGCATTCATCACCTGCTTTAACCGGGAACGTTAGCGTGCATCCCCCGCCGCGCGGAAATACCACCGGCACATCCACCAGCAGCGGATAATTTTTGGTAACGCGGTTGCCATCGTTATCAGTTTCAACCGAACGGATAGCAGGCTGTACAACCGCCGTAACCGCGTCAGGAGCGAATGACTGAATAATTCCGGGCAAAGCGACGCGGATCTGGTTCTTTGTGGTTTCCCGCTCCGATTTGAATGTTTCGGCAAGGTCGCCGCTGCGGGTCTGGTCAGATACTGCCATTTAGTAGGCTCCAGAAAGCAAAAACCCGCCTAGTGGCGGGTTTATTTTGATTCAATAGAATTAAGCTGCGGAGGATTTTACCGTACTCACGAGTTTAATTAAATTTTTCGTTTCAGAGATAATTATCTCGGCTGATTTACGTGTCACAGTTTTATTTAACTCATAGTCAGCATCACAACGATATTTATGATACATCTTAAGTTTAACTCCAAGCTTGCGTATTTCCATATTATTAACTGGAGAAATCAATTCTGCACACTCTGTCATGTACTGAGCAAGACGTGAGTGAGTTCCCCCCTTGAATACTCCGTTCAGCGGGTGCTGTCTCGGCACGGGCCCCGTCAACTCTAAGCAAGAATGATACATACCATAGTAAGCACGGCTAACAGCAGTTCTACACCCTATTTCACCAGAATCCCTATCCAGATTATCCTGGGCAATCGTTACAAACTCAATGCTATCTATGGGCATTTCAATCCCCCGGAGTAAAAAGAACTATTGCTTTTGCATTGTGCAGCTCATGCTCAACTATCTTAGTAGCAAGCTCATCGTTCAACATGACTATAAAATCAGGTGATGCATTGAATAAGTCATAGTTGAATGACAACATTCCGTCTGGAGCAACATACTGACCTGAGTTTTTAGCGCTTAAGTTATGCCCCATCATTATGTCCATCGCAAGATTTGCCATTTTTGATAAATCTTCACGCTCATTTTCCGGGAGTTTAGCTAAGGTATTATAGATAGCTTCCGCACTCATATAATCCCCTTGTTGTTTTTCAGTTAATTCTACAGTCCCAAGACTCTGAAAAAGCCCAACCACTCTAGCCATTTCATTATAATCAGCCCAGAACGAAGAAACTATAAAATTGAAAACTAATAATGATGGGTTTCGGATTACAACGCTACGCTTTAAAATATTTCGCTGCAACGCATGGTTGCCCTTTTGTCCGACTGCGATTGCGTAATTTCCCCATAAAGCGCTTTCAGAGGGATTTATTGAGATAGCGGCCTCACAAAGATCACTACCTTTTGTAATATCTCCAAGTACAATCCATGCCAACCCCTGAATCGCTAAAGATTCATCTTCTACAGGAATTTTTTTGGCATCGCGAATAATACTGAAGAGTTCAAATTCGCCTAAAAGATTCTCCCCTTTTTCAATCGAAGGCGAAAGTTTCTCAAAAAGCTGATCAGTTATTAGTTGAGGTGAGGCTGCTGGCATATGGTAAATCTCCCTTTTTCAAATGCTAGCTTACCTCGTAGACAGCATCAACCTGGCCTTATGTACATAAGTCCGCAAAACTTATGGCTCAATCATGCACTTTCTTACACGGGAAAGAGCCGATGATTCTTGGCGCGTCCATGCTGTTCTGCAGCAACTGGACGTTCAGGAAACGCGTTTCGGTACCAGGGCGATGGATATACTCAAACCCATAGTTGTTACCATCTTTAGCAGGCATCAGCCCCATTTTGATCTGCATGCCTGTACCGTCTTTGCCCAACATTTTAACTTTTTGGGAGGTTACGGTTTCACCATTGATTTTAAACAATGAGTCAGGGATCGCGTCCATGCGAAAGTTGCCACATTGCATCGTTATTGTGTTTGCACTTGCGCCAGCAGACGCTAGCGCCAGCAATGAAAAAATCCATCGTTTCATTTCTATAACCCCCTCTGCAATGCGGTGCTCGATGGCATATCCTGCGCGCCACGCGCTTCGCACATCATATCCATGTACCACGCCTGACCCCTTGTATCGCCAGTGTACATAATCCCGCGCACAATATAAACGCCATCCGTTGCAATGCTGGCAGGCTGCGCCGTGGTGCCGCTGAGTGTGATATTGCCGTCAGTGTTCTGGTCGGTGATGCGGCCACCAGCCATAGCAATATCGTTGTTCGACAATGCAGTACGGTACACCGAAGCCTGATCCAGTTGAATTAGCCCGTTAACCCGGATGTTCGGGTTAATCAGCGCGCGGACGTTAACGCCATTACCGATGGTCTGCTGAGGCATGCCGATCAGCCCGGTGGCGCTGTTGAGCACAATCGCCTCATGAACATACTCGTTATTCGCCACCATCTGGCGCTGACCGTCCACGAACTGCCATGTTGCGCCACATTGTCCGGCCACGTTATCCATAAGATGCCGTGTCATGCCGAACAGCACCCGGCCCCGGGGGAATACGGTAGCTGGCATTTCAGGCGTCAGGCCTTCGGTCGCACCTTTGGCCTCGAAGTCTTTCATCAGCGCACGGTTCACGTCAGCGACCGTGTAACCGGCTGCAAGAGTCTGCGAGGTTATGCTGGTGGCAAAAGCCAGATCCGTATCGGCTGCCTGAATCAGAACATAGGAATCAACAGGGTTGTCTTTTCCCGTGACCGAGTAGCGAATTTCACCGCTGAAAATCAGCCCGTAGTTGCGGCCATCGCTCTGACCCACGTCCGCCGCATCGACTTCCCGCACGGTCCCTACGTCGCTTGCTGATACCTCCGGCGCGATGCCGTCATACCCGGCGATCAGCCGCACCTTAGAAAACTCCTGCCCGGTGATGCGGTTCGCCGTATGGGCTGACAAGTTATAAATTTTAAACGTTCCCACCCTGGACGCGCTGCTGATGTTGAACCAGTCTATCGTAAAGGTCACTTTAAAATCGCTGAGCTCTATTCCCTGCCCGTTCTCGTCCACGAGCTGCAGCTCGAAATGCCGCATCCAGTTCTGTGACATGCTTACTCCGTTGATACCAGTAAATGGCTGCGGATGCCAAGGTCGGTTTTCGTCGGATAATCCTGTGTGCTGTCATCACAGACCACCACCAGTTTAAAACCGAGCCCCATATATGCATACTGCGCCAGCAGGTCAGCACCCGTAACGAGAGGAATACCGGAGATTACCGGCTCCCCTCTGTCGTTCTGCAGGTCCATAATCCAGTACAGATCACGCCAGATAATACTAATCCGCCAGGTGACACCTGCCAGAATGATACTGAACTGCTGGTTATCCGCTGTAAGCGGTATTTCCTGAATAGCCATTAGCCAAGCCCCAGTAACGCCGCACCACTTTGTAATAAAGAAGTATTTGGCGGTTTTGTGGTTTTGTTGCCGGTATTGAGCACCGCCGACGTGCTGGCCCCGTCCTTCATGTTGGTTTTATCCGCGACGGTGATCTGCTGCGTCTGTGAGATAATTACCTCCCTCAGGGTGAGGACGGCAGACAAAACATTTTCAGTTGTCTTGTCGGTCGTCACTTCGAGCGCCCGGATCAGCATGTTGCTGTACAGCCGTTTTCCGGTCACCACATCGAAAGGAATGCGGCTCGCCTGCAGGTCGAGTATTTCCTGATACGTCTGCCGGGGACTCAGGCCAAGTAAGCTGGTGGAAGTCAGATTACTGGCAAAATCCAGCAACGCTCCGCCACCAGCGAACCCGACCTCCATGACGACTTCAGACGGTTTTTTATAGGCATGATCGGCAACGGCAGTTCCGACTTCTACCGGATGCTCTGTTATCTCCAGCGTATCGGTATGTTTCTCAGAAATCACCACGCTGGGGACAATCATCCCGATTTTTCTGGTCTGCTGCTGAAAGAGAGTAGAGAGAAAGTCCATTAGCCCACCTTCGTTTGATTGCCGCGCATAACCTGGGCGTTTGCAGACTGCTGGCGACGTTCAACCTCTGAACCCACCTGACGCGGATCACCACCACCGTAAATGTGATAAGTGTTCTGCTGCTGTACCTGCGTACCCCGCCCCGGCATGTTGCTCAATACCCTGGGAATGTAGTTGCGGGTTTCCTGCGGCATAAGGGCCATCCCGTGTTTCTGTACATTCCCGATCCCCCAGTTATATGACGCCAGCGCCTTGCTCAGGTCACCGCCATTCGCCCGCAGCAACTGTGAAAGATATTTTGCTGCAGCCTGCGCAGCCTTCTCCGGATCGAAAACATCATTCCCGCGCAGCCCCATATCACGTGCAGTGCCGTCCATAAACTGAAACAGGCCTTTAGCGCCGGCGCCGGAAACTGCAAACTGATTCCCGCCTGATTCAGTGATGGCCACACTGCGCAATAAACCCTCCGGAAGCCGGTAGAGGTGTTCCAGATTGGTTAGCATCGGCTGCATCCATCCCAGCAGCTCAGCGCCAGCTTTTGTTGGTTGTGGCCGCTTAACTGACTGTCCGTGTTGTTCAGGGTCATCACCCCCAAACCAGCCGCGAACCGTTCGGCCTACGCTGCGGGGATCGAATCCCCAGTGCTCTTTAATCCAGTCGGCGGCACCGTTGGCGCTGTCGGTCACCATTGGCATCGCTGACGAATTTTCGCTGCCCTGATTCAGCATCCGTTTTCCGATGCTGGCGGCATCAGCCCAGCGACCGTCTTTAATGGCGTTGAGCAGGTCGGCGATCATATTCAGCATCTTGCTAAACTCGCCCATCTGATCAATGAAGTTGCTGAAATCCCACTTCAGGGACCATGACTTGGGGTCAATGTTGAGCAGCTTCGCCAGCGCTTTCGCCAGGTCGTTAACGGTCGTTTTAAGGTCACGAACCATCTTCAGCGCGGCATCAACCTCCGGTTTCCACTTGCCCCAGTCAATCAGGCTGTCACCGCCTTCCTTCCAGGTCTGATAGTCCTCCCACAGGAGGGCAATCCCCGCCGCCAGCGCGGTAATAAGACCAATCGGCGACATCCAGAACGTACTGTTCAGAATGCGCAGCGCAATCGTCAGCGCACCAAACAGCGAGATCAGCTCCCGGGTTTGCTTATCCAGCGATTGCCACCAGGTGATAAGGCTGGATGTTCCCTCAATAAGCCTGAAGAACAGCCGCCCGATGATATCCCCGAACGTCAGAATACCTTTTATGGCTTTCGTCAGGGTCTGCTCGATGCGCGGGAAGTTATCCAGGATATGGCGGCGCAGCATGTCCAGCGAACCCGCCAGACCACCAGCAAGATTAGAGCCGATTTTGTCACGGGCCATACCTGCCATCGTGCCGAACTCGCGCAGGGAGGTCATGAATTTGTTGGAGCTTCTGGCCGCCTCATCAGCATTGAAACCGATAGCCTTCGCCATTGCGCTGTACTGCCCGGAAAAACTCCCGACGCCACGGCGCATCGCCATGAGGGTATTTT